CCCACCCGCCCAGACAATAACGAAGCTGCTGTGGTGTTTGTACTGGGGGGAACGAAGGCCCCACCACACCGCCGTGGTGACGGCGGTTTGATTATTTGCAATCTTGGTGTTACCAGCTTTGTAATAATCATACTGAAGCTGGTAATTCTGTTCGTACTGATTGGCATAGCTTCTTGTGCCAAAGACTTCAAACTCGGAAAGATCGAACAGGTAATCGGTGGTGGTTGTAACATTACCGGAACTGTTACTGGAATTGCCCGTGTTATCGGTGTACTTGGTCACGGGTTGCATCACAGCACGAAGGTCAGACGGAAGCGCCGCCATCAAACTGTTTGCCAAGGGGCTTGTGGGGGTTCCATCATTGCCATAAAGGGTTTTCCGCTTATAGCAAGCGTTCCAACCACCGCTGTTCGTGTTGCTGGTGTTCCAACTGAAATAACCGGTGCCGGAAATATTAGTGTTGTATTTGCTGTCACATAGGGCAACGGCGGCACTCCCAATTTTTCCAATCTGGAAATGGATCTTATTCCCGCCTTCACGGGCCGAATTGTGATTGAACCCCAAAATGAAAGCATTGACCGCCAAATTGGAAAAAGTGGTGTTGCCCACCTTACCATTGATCTTGATTTCCTTCATATCACCAACGGCCCAATAGTTGGCTCCCAAACCTGCGGAACTGACTTCCCGGATGGTTGCCCAACTGTTATCGTTCAGAACCTTGGTGGGCAATGTCACTTCAACGGAACAGGTCTTATTGGCCGGGGCCGTGTGATTGGTGCCAGCGGCCACGCTGACGGTGATTGTGGCGTTTCCTTTGGCCTTGGCGGTAACAGTTACCACCGAACCGGAAACACTCACAGAAGCCACCGTGGGGGCGCTGGAAGTGGCCGTAATCTTACCATCACCCGCCCTTGTCACGGTGATGGTGTCCGTGGTCTTTGCGGCGGTCAGTTTGATGGAAGTCTTATTCAAAGACAAACTACCAGCGGCCTTGGCAATGCTCCAAGCAACCGTTTTGGCCCCGGTGCTTCCATCAGCCCACTTGTAGTTCGTTTTCGGCGTGAAGGTGGCATTGTAGGAACCGGCGTTCGTGCCGCTGGTAGTTCCTCCAAGCGTCATTTTCCCGCTGTCATAGTTGTTCCAAGTGGGGCTTTGGGCCGAACCGGTATAAGTAAGGCTGTTTCTCTGCGTGGGGATCGTCATGGTGGCGGCGTTGATCGTCCAAGTCACTTCCTTGGCGGTCTGTGTGCCGTCTGCCCACTTATACTTCCCTTTCGGCGTGAAAGTGGCCGTGTAAGTTCCCGCATTGGTGCCGGTAGTCACGCCGCCCAAGGTCAGCGCATCGGGGTTATAAGCGTTCCAAGAAGGACTTTGGGCCTGTCCGTTATAGGTCAGGGTGCCATTCTGCGAAGGAAGAACATTGATGGTATAGACGATACCGGACACAGCATCCAAGGCCGCATTTGCGGCATCCTGTGCGTTCTGTGCGGCTTCCACACAGGTTCCGATCTGGTTCAACAGATACGGGTGGGCGGTCTGATCAAGGTTGTGTTCGTTCACCTTTTTTTGGGCCGTACCTTTGGGATCATAGTTCATGTTGGGAAGCTGTTCGGCGGGAACCTTACCATCCACCAGATCAGCCTTCCCGGATTGACCTTTCTGAAGGGCTTCAACGGCATCCGCATTGGCCTTCATTTGGGTATCAATCTTATCCATGTTTTCATTCTGAACCCCTACATCATAAAATTCAGATTCAAGGGGTTTAGTCAGCTTGTAGTTGGTTGTTTTATTCGCCATTCTTCAAAACCTCGTTTCTCAACTGATTATGGGTATAGGCGGCAAGCTGGGCATGGGTGAACCGCCCAAGTTCCGCATGGGTGTTATAAAGCTGAAGCAAGGTCACAACCATGTTTTGGGGAACAACCCGGTTCAGCAAAGATTCAACATCATTGAAGTTGTTCTTTGCGGCCAACCCGATTTTCACAAGAAGCTGATAGGTGCCTTCTTCCACATCAGCGGAATAGTTACCCTTCCCGCATAGCGTTTCAAGGATGTTCCGAAGCTGGGGCAAGGTGTACGGAAGTTCTTCATTGATCCGGGTCAGAATACGGAACCGGCGATCTTCAAGACTGTCCGTGCCTTTGGGGGTAATCCCCAAAATCTTTTCCCACCGGGAAAGGCCCATGTTTCCAGCGGTGGGAATGAACTGATTATCAAGAAGATCATCCGTGGTATTCCATGCCTTTTCAATTTCCGGCTGTTCGCTCCCCATGATCCCCTGAAACTCCGCATAATCACGAATGACATAAGGAAGATAATCAATCAGTTTGCGTTCCATGCTCCCGGCCCCCTTATCCGCTGATCACGATGGTTCCCGGCTCAATGGTTCCCAAAACCGGAATGTGGTCAAGGGTCAGGGTACAGTTCGCCGCTTCACCGTTGATCTTGGTGTTGGCAATATCCAGAATACCGGTGATTCCCAACAGGCGGCTTTCCACCTGACTGATACGAACCACAAGGGCTTCATTCTGGTCTGCCCAACTTTGGGCCAGTTCCAAGAAGTAACCGTTGATTGCTTCAGTGACATAGGCGGAAACATCATCCCAACTCCATTCCCGCTGATAGTACAGATCGAAGGAAAGGTTGATGGTATCTTCACCCACACCTTCAACCCTCACCACATGGCCGATGGGGGCAATGCCAACGCCTTCACCGGCGTTCTGAAGAGGGTCAACTGCGGTCTGCACCTGATCCACAAGGGCTTCCGAAGGCTTCTTGAAGGAACTGTTGATGATCACCAGCTTCACGGTTCCGCCCACGGTCAGCTTGCTATTGGCTCCCGCCGCATACACAGCATTCAACCACGCCTTGATTTCCTCGGACACACCGGAAAGGCCGCTGATCCAAGTGTCGGTTCCCGTGGGCGGGATCAGCTTGGCCGGGTTCAAATCGCTGTTCCAAACCCGATATACCTTCACACCGCCCACGCCGGGAATGGCGTTCACCTTTTCCAGATAATCCGCACGGTTGCCGCCGAAGGCTTGGGCGTTCAGGCTATCCATGTAACGCTGTCTGAAAACCTCGGTATCTTCTTCATCCTCACCGGGGATCACCACGGCGGAAATGGAACAGGTTTCAAGCCCGTCCACATACTCAATGGGAATCACCGTTCCGGTGTAGTCATTACCGGCTTCACCAGCGGTTTCACAGGTGATTTCATACTTACCACTTCCACGGTCAGCCGAAACATAATAGTTCAGTTCTCCGATGGAAAAGCGGGTGTTCATGGGAAGGTGCAAGGTGGTTGGTGTAATGCTCAACTGCAACACGGCGGGGCTTGCCGGTTGCGGTTTCAGGCCCCTTTCTGCCGCCCTCAAAATGAGATAAGGGCGGGTTGCGGTGTCCGCAAAGGTTTCATTCAGCACCGTATCAAGGGCAATATAAAGGTTCTGCAATTCCACGGCGGCGGGGGCGTCACCGCACCAAACCAACGAACCTTCACGGGTGTCCAAATTGCCATTGATGGAAAGCGCCTTCTGAAGCATCCGGGAAAGGATTGCTTCATAGGTCTGTGCTTCATACATCAGATTTCAACCCCCAATTCTGCATTGATTTCGCCAAAAATGCTGACCACCGTGAAGGTAGTCAGCACTTTCTTTTTGTTCACCGTAAATTCAAAGTTCTGAACCGCCGTGATCCTATCATCCTGAAGCAAGGCTTCACGAACCCGGCGTTCAATTTCGGGAATACAGTATTCCACATCTTTCCCGATCAGATTATGAAGTTCAACCCCATAATCCCAAGAATGGATCAACCATTCATAGCGTTCTGTGTTCAGGATCAGAAAAACCGCCTGTTCCACAGCTTGGATTTCATCAATGGTGCCGATGATGGTCAGGTTGTTGTGGTTCATCCTGAAAGTACGGCTTGGAAGGGTTTCAATGGTGAAATCCTGTTTAATATCATCCTGCACTTGCGGAATCATCATCAAGCCCCCTTTACTCGGTCAATAACCACGAATTTCTTTCCTTGCTGAACCCGGATCAGAAGCACCTTTTCACCGGCCTTCAAAGCGTTGTGAACCTTGAAGGTTTTCTTGCCAACATAGGCGTGTTTGTGGGCTTCATAAGCCGCCGCACCAGAACCACCGCCTTTGTCCTCGGTGCTGTGGTTCACCGTCATATCAACTTCAAAATCAGTCACATTCCGGGTCAGGATCAGCATTTTGGAAGTGTAGATGGATTTCTGATCCACCTGAATTTTCAAGGGTGAAGCGGAAAGGACTGTTCCAAACAGGATGTTCACCGGCTTGCTGGATTCTTGTGCTTCCATAGCCGCTTGTTTAATCACATCAACAGGATTAGGCAATAAATTCACCCCCGATCAGGTCAAGCGCCATCATATGTTCATCGCCCTTGAAGGTATGGGTGACTTTATTCACCACCATGTAATTGTTGGTGACAATATCGCCAAGGTTCAGGGCCACCACCACGGCGCTTCCAGCACGAACCCGCACATCACCGAAAGCGTTCTGAATGGTTAGCTTGCGGGTTTTCTGATCGTACAGCTTCAACAGGGCATCCGCCTTGGCGGAAGCACCCGTTTTGGTCTGAACTTCTTCAAAATACTGAAGAACACCCCATTGGTTCATTTTCGCCCCGTCCTGTGCAATGAACAATTCCCGCTTACCGGTTTTTTCATCGTTATAGGCCAACTTGATCTTGTTATAGGTCTGTTCATCAATACTGGATTCATAGCTGAAGTTTTCCCCGGTTTCTTCATCGATCAGAAGGTTCAGCTTCATGGTATTGATGTTCTTCAGGGTCAGCTTCCCGGCATCGTCATATAGAACATAAAGCTGTTTGGTATTCATCAGGGTTTCATCAAGGGCGCTCTGGATCATATCAAACAGGGTTTGGTTTTCTTCCACGATGGTTTCAAGGGTATAACCGGTATCTTCCACCGTGCCAAGGTTCAACCGGAAATCTGTTGCAATGCGCTTCAGAAGGTCAGAAGCCTTCAGCCCTTCTTCCGTGATGGTGTCCTTATTCTTCAAATAACGCAACTGATCATAGGCCACAACATCAATGGTGCCGCCCTTGTCACGCTTTTTCTTGAACACAAACCCATAGAACATGGCGGTTCCGTTCACAGTCAGCTTCACCGGATCACCTTCAGCAAAGTTCAGCCCCGGCCCCTTGACAACGGTGAACTCCAACTTGCCGGGGGTTCCCTTGCGCTCCAAGGTCAGCCGTGCGCCTTCCTTGACAACGGGGAATTGGATGGTGCTGTTATGCTGGATGAACAATTCAACTGCCAAACGGAATCACCCCTTTCAGGAAGGCAAAGTAAGAACCTGACCGGGATAGATTAGGTTCGGGTTCTTGATTTTGTCCTTGTTCAGATTATAAATTTTCGTGTAATCGGCCCCGTTGCCCAACTGCTTCTTGGCAATGTTCCAAAGGCAATCACCAGATTTCACCGTATAGGTGGCGGCTTTCGGGGCCGTTGTGGTGGGCCGGGGTGCCGCCTTAACCGTTGCGGTGGCGGTTCCCCCGGAAGTCTTGGCCGGTTGCACGGTCACGGTCTTGGTGCCATAGGCTCTGTACTGTTTCAGGTTGATCTTCACCTTCACATCAAAGCCTTCACCGGCATCATCGGTGATTTCATAGGTTTCAAGGCCAACGGTCAAATTGGTGTAATGGAACATCCCGCCACCGGGCTTCTGCCGGTTCAGGATGAATTGGAACGGGGTCTTGCTCACCTTCAGCCGTTCAAACAAGGACAGGTAATAGGCGGCGCTTTGCGCTCCACCGTTGCTGAATGGATAGGACACTTGGGGAAGAACCAATTCAAAGGACACATCCGAAAGGCCAGCGGCCTTCAGAATGTTGATTTCTTCCCCGTTGATCAGGGTCATGGTCTTGTTCTGGTTGTTGATCTTCACCGTCACCTTGGAAGGGGTGATGGGCATAAGCGTTCCCGCCATATACAGTTTATATGCCATTACTTATGCACTCCTTCCGCCGATACCGCCAGCCGTTCGGCAAAGTTCTCTGTCCATGCGTCCATAATCCCATCAATATCCATTTCAGAAGAAATGTGGTTTTCATTGTGCTGTTCAACCTTGATTTCAGCGGTAGTGAACCGGTTGATTGCTTCACGCTCCGCAATGTCACGAAGATAGGCCAAATCTTCTTCAGCAATATCCAAGGCATCAGCGGTGGCCGCTGTGTTGTTTGCAATATCGCCGGTGTTCCCGTAAATGCTATCAAGATCATTGCCAAGGTTGAAGGCATCCAAAGAATCAGCCCCCATAGAATCCAAGGCGGAAAAATCAAACATACCGGAAACCTTATCGGCCACACCATCACCCCAAGCGGCACCGGAAGCAAAAGCATCAGCGGCCCAACCATGTTGGAAGGTGTCAAAGGTAGACATTCCTTCATTGAAGGCATCGGCAACGCTTTTATATTCCTCAACATTCCCATAGGCTTCAGCGGACTTGGCCGCATATTCGCTTGCTTTGCTGGTGATCCCGGAATAGTCGAACTCAACGAAGGGCAACTTGTTCAGGGCTTCACAAATACCGGCCACAACTGTAAGGGCCGTAGAAAGAAGGTTATAAAACCATCCCTGAACATTGGAAATGACATTATGGAAGGCGGTTCCGATATTGGAAGCACAAGCCCCCAAAGCGTTCCAGATACCCAAGGCAATATTCGCCACGGACAGGCCAAGGTTTTTGAAGAAGGAAATCACAACCATGATTCTCCCGCAAATCACACCGAAGCCGCTATTTGCAATTCCGGTGAACTTGGCAACTGCCGCACACGCCGCATAGATAGCCGCAATGACGGCGATAATCAGAAGGATGATCCATGTAAGGGGGCAAGCCAAAAGCGCCGCATTTAGGCCCTGCTGGGCTACCGTAGCGGTGAAAGTGGCTCCCGCTTCCATAGCAGTTGCCGCCGCATGAACGGCCTTGGCCGTTGCCTGAATACCCATAATGGCATTTGTCACCAGTGCCACACCGTTATAAATCAGCATAGCGGCCACAATACCCATGATGATAGGCTGAATCCAACTCCAATTATCAACAATCACCGAAGCAACGGAAATCAGAATATCCAATAGCGAAGAAGCCACATTTGCAACCCCCGCAAGCCCATTGATCAGGGCCGTGGTAACTTGCTGGAACTTGGTGCTATTGGCAATCTGGTTGATCTTGGTCAGGATCGGGGCGAACATGGAAAGGGCTTTATTTTTCATCCCGGCCCAAATCTGCGCCCAAGTCTTGGGCATGGAATCGAACTTTGCGTTGGTTTCATCCGCCATAGCAAACATGGCGTTCTTCACCACTTCAGCCGTTACCTTGCCTTCCTGTGCAACCGTCTTGATGGAACCTTCCGCAATCCCCATATACTTTTCAATGGCTCTTGCGATACCCGGCGCACCGTCCAGAATGGAGTTCAGTTCTTCACCACGAAGCGCACCCGCCGCCATTGCCTGTGTAAGCTGGATCATGGCGTTGCTTTGCTCTTGGGCCGTAGCGCCGCCAATAACAAACTGCTTGTTCACCTGCTCCATGAAAGCAATGACCTGATTCATGTCACCGTTGAAGGCGTTACCGGCGTTCAAGCCAAGTTTCGCAACGGCGGAAGCGGTATCAAAGTAAACGGATCGGGAACGCTGGGCGGAAGCCATGATCTTCTGTTCCAACACATCCACGGAACCGCCATCATCCACCAGCAGATTCAACCGGGCCTTGGTGCTTGCCAATTTATCCGAAATGTTCTGCACCTTATTGATCCCGACGATACCACCAGCGGCAACGGCAATTTTCTTGATGGTGGACAGAAGTCCATTGGCGGAATTGTTACCCCCACGAATGGAATTATTGAACTTTTGCTGTTCATTATTGGCGTTCCTGATATTTTCTTCAATGGCATCAAAGGCGGTTCCCGCTTTCGCCCATTCTTCACGGGCTTCCCGGATTGCCGCCGTGTCAACGGCTCTACCGGAAGCCTGTTGCATGGATTCAAAGGTGTTCAGCACAACACCCATAGCCTTGTGCATACTCTGAAGGGGGCTGGTAACACCATCATAAAGGGCAATAGCGGTTCGGATAGTTCCCACAGGGATCACCACCTTTCTTGGAGAATAGCCGGGGCCTTAATGGTGTCGGCCCCGGCGCTGTTTGCGTTCAATTTCCTTTTGCTTCTTCTTTTCAGCTTCCACCCGAACATCAATGGCCGCAATGATGAAGGCCCGTTCACGCCGGGGCAAAGCATAGAAGGCGGAAGGTGTTAAATGAAGTTCGTGAAGGCAATAGTAAGCAATGTTGGCTTCACCATCACCTTCACAGATCAGTTTTTTGCTTCATCAACCTCATCCTGCATGGTGGTATCAAAACCACACACTTCCTGAATCTTGGTCAGGTATTCGGCATATTCGCCGGGGGTCAGCATGGTTTTCAGAAGGGCATCAGCGCCCATGACCTTATAGCTGTCCTGAAGTTCCTTATCATTCAGATTGGGGAACACGGTACAAGCCACGGCCAGCTTGCCAAGGTAAAGATCATAGTCGGTTTCCTTCTGATACTGGTTCTTCTTGCCGGGAACCGGAACACGCTTGGCACAGGACTTCCGAAGGGCTTCATCCTCGGTGCCGGTGATGGTCTTGATCTCCCAAGGAATGGGGTTGCCATCCTCACCCAAGAAGCGTTTGGAAGCAACAAACTTGATGTTCTCAACGGGAACGGCGTTTTCAGCCAAAAAAGCGGACAGGCTCATTGTTTTTTCCTCCTATATTTTGATACGAAAAAAGGCCCCGGCCCCTACCAAAGTAAGGCCGGGGCGCTCTGCTTACTGCATACCGGCCAAAAGGCTGAAGGTTTCGGGCATCTCGAAATCTTCAAAGGTGAAGTCCATATCTTCATCCAAGTATTCCGCATCAGCGTCAAACTTGGCAAGCAAGCCGCCATCCATATTGCAATCCTTCAGGATCACGGTCTGACGGCCCACAGAAGAAGTGGGATCTTCATTTGTCACCTGAATGTCAAAATAGACATCCTCGCCGGTGTCCTTATAACGCTTCATCAGCTCACGGAAGATGGAAGTGTTATAGTGGAAGGTGGCGGAACCCGTACCCTTCCAGCCGGTGGCCTTATTGCCCTTGCCGGTCTTGCCCAAAATGGGAACTTCCGTTTTGTTCTTCTCAAAGTTGGCTTCAAGGTTGATAGCCTGCATGAAGTTGTAACGGTTATCCCCGATGGTCACGAAACATTCAGCCAAGGAAGCGGAAACAGCATCCTTGGCGTTCATGATGGTTCTATCTGCCATGATGGTTGTACCTCCTTACTGAACATAGACGGTCATATAAAGCTGTTCCATAGCGTTCACGGGGGTCACATAGTCAGTAACCACCACGGATTTCTTGGTATCGCCCTTTTCAACCGTCACATTTTCGCCGCTGAAGTTCTCAATGGCCCGAATATCCTGAAGTTCCGTGTGGTGCTTCACAATATCGTTCCAAAGGGAAATCCGGCCAGCGGCATCATTGGGAACCTTGCCAAGATACTTCTTGCCGAACAGAACGGCAATATCATTGGCGATCTGATCCAAAACTCGGATCGTCTGGTTGCTGGAAAAGTCGCTGGACTTTTCATCCGTGATGGAAATGAAGCTGTTAATGTCAGTCAGGACACACACCGCTTCATCCACACGATGGAACATGAAGGAACCTTCCTTGATACCGTTTTCAAGCTGGGTCTGCGTGAAATCGGTGTCCACATCGTATTCACCATCATAGGTCATGTTGGTGGCGCTCTTATTGACCGCCGTTCCGCCGATCACGCCCGTAACCCAAGGGATCAGGGCGGTGGAAGTCTTGTCGGAAGTCAGGCCGTTCTTGACGCTCACAACGCCTTCATAATCGGCCAGCTTGCGGAAAAGAACCACCTGAAACTTCTTGCCCACATCATCACGCATCCGCTTTGCGAAGGCCGCAAACAGGGCGGTGATGGTGGCCTTGCTCTCGGTGCAACCCATAGCGTTGAAGGTGTACGCTTCCGCCTGATCAAGATAGGTCTGATAGTCGGAATCGGCCACGGTGCCATTGGTGCCGCCCGTCAGGGGCAAAGAGGCGGTCAAAGAAAGGGTTCCGCTGGACTTCCAATCCACATAGGCATTGGCCTTCAGATCGGTGATAGCGGCCACACCTTCCTGAAGATCAACCTGAACGGTTCCCAAGAAGGTTGCCACATCGAACAGCGGCTTCTGTTCTGTGGTGTTTTCATTCGCCGTGATAACGGTACGAAGATCATTACCACGGGTGCCGGGGTATTTGGCCGTTGCGTAGGTGTTAGCCGCCTTCACGCCGCTGGTGCCAAGGCGGAAGAAATGAACGGTTTTGGCGTGAAGGAAGATTTCACGCATAGGCTTCAGTTCATCCGCCGTGTACGCATAGCCGAAAATCTTCTGACTGTTCTTGATAAAGTCAGCCTGTTCCACCGTGAAAATCTTGCCTTCAGGCCCCCAATTCATAGCAAGGGGGATGGTGACAATGCCACGGTCAGAAAGGGTGGCGCTTGCCTGCGCCACAGAAATGAAGTTGATATATGCACCGGGCAGAACCTTGTTCTGCACCAAGAAGGTGCCGCCGCCAAGGGCCATATTATTTCACCTTACCTTTCATAAAGTCATTGATCAGCCCATCAATCTGATCGAAGGTGTATTCCTTCCCATCTTCCAAAAGGACAGACAGAAGATCACGCCGGTCAGCGTAACGCCTGAAGGTCAACACCCGTTCTTTGGGGAATACCACCGGGGCCGTGATGGTCGGTTCCTGTGCGGTGGCGGCTTTCTTTCTGGTAGCCATTCAATCACCCTTTCTTTGGCTCCACAGTAGTTTCCAAGGTTTCCATTGCGGTTTCCTCGGTTTCTCTGCGAAGTGTCAAATTGTAGTTCACGAAGAAGTGAAGAACCCCGTCTTGCACTTCATAACTCATGGAAGTTCCGTGAAGCACATCCCCATTGGGAAGGGTGATGAACTCCAAACATTCCATCAAATCCCCGGCCATAGTGAACAATTCAGCGTTGTTTCTCCCGCTGGTTGGGAAATAGTGAACATCCAGCGGGTTCCGGTTCATGAATCGGTTCTTCTGCAACGGGGAAATGTCAGGCTTCAGGACAGCAATGAAAAAACAGGGTTCCTTGAAGCCCTGTTCCACATCATTCTGATAGATTTTGTACCCGGCTCCAAAGGTGGCGTTCAGCTTCATGGAAACACCTTTGATGATTTCATTGATCAACTGAACACCCCCTTCAAAGCGTCATACAACATATCATTCAGAATGGACGGGGCCAAGGTTTTCACTTCCTGTTCGGAAATCGTCAACATGAACCGCCCCTTCACCCAACTTGCCTTCAGGGTCTTTCCCAAGGCTGGAACATAGCGCCCCGGTGTTTGCCGGTGGCCGTATTCCACATAGGACGCATATTCCAAATTGTTGATGATGGTCACGGTGTACTGCTCCCCATGTTTTTCAATGGGAAGGATCGTCCAAGCGTCACGCAAGGAACCGCCACGATAACCGGGCCAATATTCTTCCTTGGCTTCATCCGTGGCATACGGCGGAACCACACCAACGGGGGTTCTTTTCTTCACCTTATTCAGAAGGATTTGGGCAATCTTCTTGGCGGCATCCCGGCAAAGCCGATCCATGTCAACTTCCGAAAGCTGTTGAAGGCGTTCATCCAGCTTCTTCAATTCCCGGTAATCACACCGGCCCCATCTTCCCATCAGGCCCACCCCCTGAAGGGTTCAAGCATGATTTCTTGATGGTTGGAAAACACGCCCGGTTCACCGGAACGGGCATAGGTGAAGGTTCGTTCCATATCATTTGGACGGGTTACAACGATCTTGCAACCTGCGGGAACCTTCACATCCGGGGAAAGGAACAGCTTCACCACCTGTTGGGCGGTTGCCACTTCATCCCCATTGGTTGAAGTTAATGTTTCAAAAGACAGCTTGCACGGCTGATCCTGAAGAAGCGGCTTTTCTTCAGAATCCGTCAGGTGGGTGACAGGATCGGTGACTTCCTCACGGATGAAGATAGAACACCGATCCTTCCACAACCGTTCCAAAGCAGTTCGCACGGCCTTATTTACCATACCAACCGCCTATAACGGTAGATTTCACCAATGCGCCCGTTGATCAGATAATCAATCAGGCTGTTCAACCTCTGTTCAGGGGTTGAACTACCTTCACCAAGGGCAAAGGTAATGTTGGTGTCACCTTCCTGAATGGATTTCACCGCCGCCGCATCCAGATCAAACCCTTCAAGCTGTCCAGAACACTTCTTCATGTTCAGGTATTCGCCCACGGCCATAGAAACGGCCAGACTTTCCAACCCTTCCGGGATTTCGGAAAGGTTGGAAAGGTTTTTGATCCGCCATTGAACATTGTTCAAGGCAATATCCAACAGCGGATCATCAGCGGCCCCCGCCACGCCAAGGGCCGTTAGCATTGCAACCGCTTTATCACGCAACGGGGTTCACCGCCTTTAGCCACGGGAAAGAATCCGGGCAATGGGAATGGCCTTGTGGTTGATGTAAGAACGCTGACTTGCGGTGCTTTCACCGGAATGAACCAGCGTCCAGTTTCCGCCGTTTTCCAGTTCAGCCGCCGTGGGGCTGGTGCTTGCCTGCGTTTTCTTCTCATAGGACAGGCCGAAGGGGGCGAAAACCTTACGCTGACGCATATACAGCAAATCCTCACCGCCGTTGGTCTTGGGGTCACGGGCCATTTCATAGGGAACCTTTACGCCGATGTCCTCATAAGAGAAGGCACCGTTACCCATAGCGTAGGTGGTGTACTGAACACCAGCAACCACATAATCATTGGCCGCAAGGGTCTTGGAACCGAAGTAGGGCGTGACCTTGGACAGAAGGATTTCGCCATCAGCGGGGGTGCCAGAAGCAACGATCTTCAAAGCGCCGGTGGTGTTGGCATCGGCATCGAAATAGCCTTCAGAAACGGGCATCTGATCGGTGACGATTACCAGCTTGCCGTTCCAAGTACCCAATTCCAAATCACGCTGAATACCGTCCTTGTCGGTGTACTTCAGGCGTTCGATCAGGTTCAGGTTTTCAAGGCCGGTGGAAACATCACTATGGCAGAAAACCAAAGTGAACTTCTTCTTGTTCGCACCGCAAGCCTTGTTTGCCGCCGTGTTCAGGGTGGTGGCGGTCATAGCACCGGAAACGGTGGTGGTGTGCTTCTCCACAAATTCCTTGTTCTTGGCATCGGTGGTGGACATGGCAAAAATGCCCTTCAGGATGGAAAGAATGGTGGCTTCATCCAGTTCATCCTTGTACTGTGCGACCTGTTCGCTGATATTCGCCATAAAATCAACGCCACCGGTCACATCATAGGAGAAATCACGCTCTTTCCACGCCTTGGCACGGCCAACCACCACAACGCCCTGTTCAAAGGTCTTGGTGGAAGTGGCGGTAATGTCGGTAGAACCGTCATAGTTCACCGCATCACCGTCAATCAGGCCACGCATGGCAAGACGGGCGTAAGCGGTGCCGTTCTGACCGCTGAACACTTCCTGAATGTCAGGGTTTGCGGCCAATGCACGGGATTTCTTGATTTCGTTCATGTTCAGGTTGGGAACACGGGCCACCATGTACTTGAACGCTTCAGCATTGAAACTCTTGGAATCAAACTTGTTGTTAGGCATAGTTCAAAACTTCCTTTCTAAAAATAAGATTTGTAGGGGTGTTGGTTAGTCCAACTTTGCATCCGGGTGGGCTTCCAAATACTGACACAGTTCATCATAGGTCATTTTGGAAGGATCATCACCGGCCGGGGGTGTATCACTCTTTTCACCGGGCTTGGCACCCTTGAACTTCTTATCAGGGGCCTTGGTGTCAAACAGAAAAGCCGTGTCCTGACCGTCCACCAGCTTCTTGATTTCGTCACTCAAGCCCTTCACCGTGCCATCATCGGCCAGTTCAGCCTTGGCAAGAAAATCAGCCATCAGCGCCTTAACAGCGGTGTTGTTCTTGGCCTTGGCTCCGGTCAATGCCATATCAACGGCGTTGCCGATCTTCAGCGCCTTCAGTTCGGCTTCATGGGCCTTCTTCTGGTTGGCGTTGTCGGTCTGAAGCTGTGTGATCTGATCCTGAAGCGCCTTGGTGTCACCTGTGGACTTCTTCAGCGTTTCAAGCTGGGTGTCACGCTCTTTGATCGTGTTCTTTGCGTTGGTCAGTTCGGTGTTGACCTCATTGAAGCGGCTTTTGGTGACGAAGGAACCGTTCAGGCCCTCCATGACCTTATTGGCCTGTTCCTCGGTCAAGCCCCATTCCAGCAGATTTTCCTTTGTCATAGTGATAACCTCCAAATCCTTTTTTACCGTGGGTTAGGAACCACGATTTTATTTAGATTTCTGTTTACCGCCCACAAATCCAAAACGGCGATGGTATGAAAAAACCACCACCGGTCAAAAGGCCGGGGTGGTCAAATCATCAATATTGGGTTCAATCCCAATGCTGATCGGGTGTGAACTTTTCCAGAATGGCGTAATACTTGGGGATTTCTTCAGGCTTCTTGCCGTTCTTCAGGGCGGTCAGCACTTCAATTTTTTCATCAAGAAGGTTTTCGCTGTCCAGATCAAAGAAGCGATCCACCAGCACATCAGAAACTTCAGTAAGAAGCTGATGAACCTTCATCAGCTTTTTTTCTTGATCCATTTAACCACCCACTTTCTTCAACATTTCCTGAATAACTTCATCCAAGGCTTCCACCAATTCCGGTTTGTCTTTGCGTAGCATATCCACCAAATCAGGGCGGACAATCGCCAAGGCTCCATAGTTGGCAAGGGTTTCTTCAGAACGCTTCCCGACATTACGGTAATATTGGGAACCGTGGCCGTATCTCACAACACCAGCGTCACGGGCAGAACCACCGGAAAGCGCATCATAAATATCTTCAAGGGAACTGATACCGCCACCCATAGCATTTCGGCATTGGTAATCAATCTGTTCGCTTGCTTCCCGTTTCAGCCTGTTGAACTCTTTTTTGTAGTTCGCATAGGAAATAGCCCTTGCATAATATTGATCGTTTAAGGCGGAAGTGGCGGTTCTCAACTCTGCGTTGATTTCCGCCGCAATACGCTCACATTCCTTGTCGAAGGCTTCAAACAAAGCATCAATATCATCTGCAATATCGGTATTGGTTTTTTGAAAAAAGGCGCTCAACTTTGCATTGCTGGAACTGAACCAACCGGAATATTTGGCCGGGTCTGCCCGGTTGAACATATCCATCAGGTGCATTTCTTCATGAAGCGTTGTCACCACTTGCCCGGTTAAATCATCACCGGCCAACTTTGGAATAATCAATTCAGCTTCCGCAAGCTGATCATTCCGGGTGTAATAGCGATAATTGACCGCATGATTTTTCCCGTGGGAAACCTTCATGGGGATTCCATTGGCCCTGATATTCTCCATATCGCCCATCTTTGCATAAAGGGCCACCACATCAGGATCAGCATTTTCACACCCGTTGACATACTCCATCAAGGTTTTGGTGTTCTTCAGTTCCTTCTTATCGGTCAGATATTCCGGGAACATTTCAGGCTTCAGGGTTTCCAACGCCCGTTTTGCCTTAATTATAGCGGCCCCGGTTGCAACGGTCAAGCCAGCCTTGGAACCGCCGTTCACGAAGGTCTGAACCCAATCAGCATATTTCATGTTGGCGGGAACATAGTACACATTCCCATCAGCGTTCCGGGCGGCTCTTTCACCGGCATACTTGGGATCAATGGCCGGGGCCGTAGTTCCTCGACAGTTGGGGTGGAAGGGTGGCACGGTCACGCCGGGTTCATATTGGGAAATGGGGATTACCTTACCATCAAGCCCACCACAAATGGAACAGGTATGGGAATCCAGCGTTTCAATGATTTCCACCATTTCAACATCCAAATCCTTGTAACATTCCTTTGTGGCAACGGCGTTGAAATAGGTGGTTTCGGTGTTGACCAACCGCCCCGCCTTATACCGATGAACCCCGAACTGCTTCTGAATGACCGTGGTGATCTTGGCCGGGGAATCACCCCGAAGAAGCCCTTGCGTCAGGCTCTTGCTAACCGAACCCACCAGATCATTCTTGTTCAACCAACAGCGATCCCGGAAGGTTCGCCCGTCCGTTGTCCAAGGCTTTGAAAGCAATGTTTCAAGTTTCTTCTGATCCAGCCCGGTAATATCCCAACCAAGGCCCACACCCTTCTGAACCTCAAAAGCCGTGTGGGTGTAGCCATTGCCCACAACCTTCTTCAACAGGGCATCCAGACTATCAACCTGATTGCCATATAGCAATTCAAGCTGTTGCTGAATACCTGTCTGAACAGCTTCAAGGCGGGAAATGTGGAACCGGGCGGACGCATTTTCCAGCTTCTTCAGCCATGCCGCATCCAACCCGGCCTGTTCACCGATCTTGATATACTGTTCAACGCTCCAATGAAATTCTTCAAGCTGTCCAGCAGTCAGCCATTTCCGGGCATCGGTCAGGCTGATTTGGTTGTTCACCGCAAAACGGGCATACCAGCTTTCAATTTCCTTCTGAACGGAACGCTGTGCATCCAGATACAGTTCTTCCATGTCCTGAATGGTCTTTTGGGCTTCTCTGTGGGCGCTGTCCTCCAAGATGGAAAACCGCCCACGCCAATAGTCCGCATTCCTCATGGGCGGTTCCTCCAATCCTGAAAAATGGTGCTGAAGGTGGGATTTGAACCCACACGCCTTGCGGCAACGGATTTTGAATCCGCCGTGTCTGCCTATTCCATCCACTTCAGCAAATAAGACTTCCCCATCAAGGCTGAAGGCCCCGCAAGCATTTTCAGCCAAGTCCAACAGGGAAACATGGTAGCCCGTGCCGGGATCGAACCGGCGTTACCGCCGTGAAAGGGCGGTGTCTTGACCACTTGACCAACGGGCCATGATGGGCCGGGGAAGGGAATTTCACCCTTTGGCGGGTAGGAGTAATAGCACCCCGCCACACTCAATGTCTGCCCCGGCATATATTGTGAAACGGCGGGGGTTATTCACCCTCGCCATCGTCACCTTTGTTCTGGTTGCCGGTCTGGAAGGCACCGGCGTATTCCTGTGCTTGTTCCATTGCTTCTTCCTTTTCCTTCTGCAACCGGGCCATTTCCGCTTCAACATCAGTAACCCACGGGTGCTGTTCCACAATGGTTTCATTGGAAAGAATACCAACGGACTTGGAACAGTTTTCAATGGATTCAGATTCATTGATCAGAATATCCCGGTTGAACACAATCGCCACATCATCCGTGAAATCTCCAACGCCGGTGTTACTGAAGTGGTTATTGATGAACCACAACAGTTCTTCAAAGGCCGCTTGGAACTCGGTTTCCATGCCGTTTGCGTCAAGGTCAATGTCAGAATACATGGATTGAATGTTCATCTGATTGGGGTTGCCGCTCAAACGATCATCTTTGGCATCGTAACCACGGGCATTTTCAATCAGGGCTTTCTTGAACACATCCAAAATGGCCTTGTAGTTCTCGGAATTGACTTCCACCGTCAGGGTGGTAACATCACCATCATCACGAACCTTCACGGCTCCGAAAGTGGCGAGGTTGCGGCGGAACTCACCAAGATTTTCACCATCGTAATTCTTCAGAATCAGGATGGTATTCCGTGCGTCCTCTTGCATATTGTTTTCAAAGTCGGAAATCATGGTGTTGATTCCGTCCTGAAGGGTTTTCACACGGCGAATCAGGGGGATTTCCTGTTTGTTATATTTGAACGGAATCAGGGGAATCCGTTCCCAATTCAATTCGGTGGGTTCCTTGCCTTCTTCCTCAATGGTGAAGTAGCTTTCATGTTCCCCGGCTTCCACATCAGGCTTCAGTTCGCTTCCATCATAGATATACCGGTAAAGGCCATCGGTCTTGAACAGTTCAACCCGTTCAATGATTTTCTTGGTATATCCATCCCACACTTCCTGCGGGTAAAGACGGATAGCAGAATCAAGGATGGTGTGATCATCGTCAGCCCAAAACGGAAGAACTTCATAGGCCGGGAAATGTTTGAAGGCCAGATTGCCCTTTTTGTCATAGAATGGGAACAACCAGCCAAGGCCACCATTCAGGGCATCTTCACAAACATACTTCAGAAGCCGGTGGAACCGCTTATTGAACACATCGTTCAAAGCGTCCGCATAGGCTTTGTTCTGACAGTTCACCGTGAAGGGCTTGCCCACAAGGTAGTTGGTTTTCTGATCCACCATCAGGGCATATTGGTTATCAATCAGGCGGTTGTTCGGAAGATTGTCCACTTCCTGAAGTTTGCCATCAGCACCAATGATTGTGCGCTTCCGGTTCAGAATGTCATGACGGCCTTCATAGTAGTCAGCGCCTTTAATCTGATCCATGCGCTTCAGGCTGTTCTTCCATTCACGGATTTCAGCGGCGTAAAACTGAAGTTCAGTCATGCCGTTTCGCCCACCCTGAAGGATCAGGCGGTTGATACGCTCCATAGCGTTATCCAGAAACATATTCAATCACCCTTTCCTTTCACCATCGGGGGGGGCAAAACCCACCGGCCTGTTTCGGGTTTTCTCTAAAACCAAAGACTGATTGGGAAGTTCCACTTCAATCTTCAAGGTTTTATATGGAAGGCGTTCAGCCCATTGTTCAATCTTGTTCAGAATATACTTCTGTTCAAACACGGGCTTTCACCGCCTTTCTTCATTGCTTAATAAATGCAATCCCCCGGAATCACACGATTTCCGGGGGATTTTGTTACTATCATGTTGTTAGTCGAAGCTGAAGGCGGGGCCAACCAGTATATCTTCCAGCCCGTAACGCATAGCGTCCATAAGGTGGTTGAAATCATCAATGGGAACATTGATCTTGGCCCCGAACTTATCTTCTGCCCATGTGTAGTTTGAAATCTCTGTGATGAAGTTCACGCATCGGGGATGAACAATGATGGTGTAACCCTGAATGTACTGGATTCCGTTGTTCACGCTGTCCTTGCCCTTCCGGGCGGCTCTGATACGATGAAGGCCAGCATCCCGCAATTCATCAATGCTCTTAGGTTCGGCACAATCGGCCTTGATCCGTTCCTTGCCGTAGCCCATGCCGGTGATCCGGTCACAGATTGCCCGGTTTGTCAGGGCCTTTTCATACAGTTCATCAAAAACCCAAATGGTTCTTTCCTTCTCACTCACCAGCCCACAGAACAGGGCCGTGGGATCGTTGGTATAACCGAAGTCAAGGCCGAAGGCGCTTTTCACATCAGGCTTTTTGGAAATAGCCAGATAATCAAAGGCTTCTTCCCGCCAATTATCGAAAATCAGGCCATCCACAATGCCCCAACCCCCAAGGCCAGCCACCTTGTAGCGGCGGGGGTTGTTTTCTTTCATGGTGTTGAACACCTTCAAATCCGCCGTATCCAGCCATTCATTACACAGGTAATTGGTGGTTGTGGCGTAAATCTGCCCATCCGGGCTGATCCAGCTATCATGGAACTTGTATGTGGGGTTCCCTTGGGCATCCTTGCCGGTGATCTCCCCGAAGAAGCGTTTCCTGATCCAATGCTTTTCGTTCCACGGGTTGAATGTCAGCGTGATTTGCTTGAACAGGCCGGTTTCTTCCGGGATAGCACCACGAATGGATTCATCCAGCATATCAAAATCAGCTTCATTCATGATTTCGTATGCTTCTTCAATCCAGCACCAGCACAAAAACCCTATTTCAACCGTAATTGAAGTAACCTTCAGGGGATCATCAAGGCCCCGGAAGTAAATCTTCTGACCGGTGGGAAGGTAGGTCATTTCAAGGGGGCTTTCTTTGATTTCCCAATAGGCTGAAACCCCAAGGCGGTTGATTGCCCATTTCAGTTCGGTGAAACAGGAATCTTTCAAGGTTCTGAACACCTTACGAACCACAAGGGTATTGGCTTCCGGGTATTGCATCATCCGTTTGATGATGTTCAGGGCCGTTGTCTTGGATTTCTTGGAAGCACGGCTTCCCTTACACACCCGGTAACGGCCTTTGAAGTTCCAGAAGGTTCCGTAACCCTTGCCAACCACTTCAGGAAGGTGAACCCGCTTGGCCTGTGGGCTAATCTTCAAGTTGATCATCCCCCGTGATAATCACCGGAACGGCCCCTTCCACACCTACCTTGTCCGTGAACATACCATAACGCTTGCCGATCAGTTCAGCGGCCTTCAGTCTTTCCTTGGCTCCAACCTCTTTCTGTGTCAACTCTTGGCAACCGTCACCGCACAGGATCGGGATTTCTTCAGTATGTTCGCCCCGCATTACCGAAGTCAGGTATTTCATGACTTCTTCAGCATCAGCGATCTTGGCTGAATGAAGTTTTTCAAGTTCGGTTTCGATGTACGCTTTCAAGTCAGGTTTTGCAAGGTTTTCAGAACCCGTCTGCTTTGCGGTCTTGGGCGAATACCCCGCCTTGATTGCCGCATCCGTAGCATTGCCGCTGATCAGGTATTCATCACAGAACTTCCGCTGTCTTGGTGTCACAGGTATTCACCCCTTTCATCAGGCATAGAAAAAGCGCCCCGGTTTCCCGTAGGCGCAATTTCTTATTTACTATTCTACCGATTCTTTACTCTGTTTGGAACCGGTGGCACTCTGGTTTTCTCGGTTGTTTAGAAAGTCGCTGTTTGCCTTGGCAAAAGCAAGTAAACCCTTTCCGTGAAGTTCAAAAACCCATTGCATAGAATAATTCAGTTCTTCAGAAATATCTTCCCATTTTTTCAACTGAATATAGCGCCCGATCAGAATATTTTGCTGATCAAGGTCAGGAATCCGGTTGATCATGGTGAACGCTTCCTGTTTCATGCTCACAAGTTCATCAATCCGGGCATTTATCTTGGCTTCAAGGTCAATGATCTTGGTGATGGTTTCTTCAAGGGTATTCTTGGGGCCTGAAGTCTGAACCTTGTCCTGTTTCAGTTGGCTTCCGGTAGAAGTCAAGCTGGAACGCAAGGTTGCAATGGTACTATCAAGCCGATGGATCAAACGATCCGTTTTCCTGATTTGGGCAAAGTATTCTTTAGCCTGTTGGGAAAGGTCTTTGTCATTCACTATGTAACACATCCTTTCTGCGGTGGTCTGTTCCGTTTTCATTGCATCTGTACCGTTAATAAATGCTGAAAAATCAAGTGGTTTCAGGACTTTGGAACGCATGGAACAGATAAAACGGGCAGTTCCTTATATACACATTTCTTATATATTTTTTTCTTAATAAGAAGAAAGTATATTTACATCTGTTCCATCTGTTCCGTTCCCTGAAAACAACTGAAAAAGTCTTGAAAATCAAGGGCTTTCGTGCGGAACAGATATAGAAAAAACATCTATTCCATACCTGTTCCACACGCTGTTCCAACCCCTACTGAAGAAGCACCTGTTCAGGCGGAAATATTGTCCGAAAGATACCAGACAATCAGGAACCAAACAGGATCAATGCTGAAATACTCGGCCACGGCCATAAGCAACAGCACAAGGGTTAGCACCACCAGCATTTTCTTCATCGGCGTTCCACCGTTGTTCCTACAATTTCAATGCCCACCGCCATAGCCTTGAAATCAGCTTCATTGCCTTCCACTTCCAAGGCGTTACCGTCAGCGTTTTTCAGAACGGCGGTGTAAATTTCATTTTCTTCATCATAGCTGAACTGACAATCATTTTCAGAATAACGGTCAATATCTTCTTGGTTGTCACACTCCAAAAAGGTGAAATCCATCAGTTCAGCGCCTTTGCAGTTTCCGCCAATTTCAAAGGCAACATGGCCTATGTAATCCCATTGCATGAAAGTCACCCGGATCACATGGACACCCTGAAAATTTGGGTCATAGTAATTGATCATTTGTATTCCCTCCCAGTCTTACGATCTTTGATTTCAATGCGGTTCAGAAGTTCAAACCCCGCCAAACGGGTGATGTACTTCAGGACGAAGATCAGGGTGTTCACCCGCTTCTGCTGTTCATCCTCGTCACGGATGATATTCTTTGTGCCGTGGTAGGCTGTCGGATCGTGATACCCTTCAGCATTTTCCCAAGGTTTAGGCATCGGTTTTCCCTCCTTCTTCTCTGTACCATTCTTCAATGTCACACCCAATGTCCTTCAGCTTTTTACGGGCCAACCACCCATCATCGGCTTGTTCCATCAGGTAATGTTCCCGTAGCTTCAAGGTTTCGGCATAGAACAGCTTCCACGCCAGCTTCAGGCGCTTTGGGCCAAAGCCAAATTGGGTGTGAAGCATCCACAGGATGGATGATTCTTTGTCCATGTCAAAGGCCCGATCATTTTCCACAATCTGTTTCTTGATTTCCTGATCCAAGGCTCGTTCTTCAGCTTTGTTGAACTGAACGCCAAAGATTTTGCCACCGGACTTCTTAAACATCGGCATGGTATTCACTCCAAATATCATCGAAGCAAACCGGAATCAGCCAATGAACCTTGTCCAACAGGATCAAGGCCACTTCCCGCATCTGCGGATGTGCGGCGGGTGAACAGCGCAACTTCAGGAAATGCCGCCATTCACGAATGTTGGCCGTCATGACCACTTCCGTTTTCAGGCTGTTAGGCAGAACAGAACGGGCTTCTTGCGGGGAACAGCCTTCATCCAGCAAGGCAAAATAGGCATCTTCAGCATCCCGCATGGCAATTCTCCAACAATCCATTTTCACCTTCTCGCCCAAGGTGTTTTCATCCCAAAAACAAGGCTTGATCACCGTGATTTCCTCACCGAACTTGCCCTTGCCGTAATTGCAATAGCGGGTGGATTCCTGACAGTAAGAAGCCATCCGGTGGCGGACGATCTCATGAGAAACCCCACGATCACAAATGAACTTCACCGTAAAGGAACAATGTTCCAGAACCGCTTCATGCCCTCGCTTGATGATCCCGGCAACGAACTTTTCAGCGGAACCTTCCGTGATTTTGTCCTCGGACTTGTAGCAGACACGGCCACATTGTTCCAGCCGCTTCAGAATAGTGGCCCCATCAATCGGGGTGATGAACTGCACATCAGGCTTGATAATTTTCATTTTCTTCAACCTCCCAATTCATTCCGGTGCTGTGACCGGTAAGGATCGAACCCTTCAGGGTAACGCTGTTCCAGCTTTTTCAAGTTTTCTTCCATGACCGTATCAAGGTCAGAACCAATGGCATCACACAGAACGGCCAAATACCAAGCCACATCACCAAGTTCTTCAATCATGTGGCGCTTATCCAGTTCATGGCCGTGGAAGAAATGTTTCTTCACCTGTTCGGCCACTTCACCGGCTTCACCGCAAAGGCCCAAGGCACATTCCAGCTTCAGCCGATCCATGTTGGAACGGTCAGCGGTTCGCAAGGAATCCCGCATATAACGGTTAGCGTTCATCGGCGTGTTCCTCCGCTTTCTGATCGTCCAATTCAAGAACGGTCATAATGGCGTAATTGGCAAGGTCAATCAGGGTATCACGGATAGATTCATCCTTTACTTCTTGAACCCCGGATTTGGTCAGGCTCTTGAACCGGGCCATCTTATCCCCAAGCCTGATCCGGGGCATTGCCATTCCTTCTTCCGTGAAGGTCTGGTGAAAGCTGTCACCATAGTCATGATTTTTCATGGCGTACAAGGCATTGATTTCCTTGCAAATATCGGAATGGCGTTCCGTTTTGGTTTTAGGTAACATTGAAATCATCCTTTCTTTCAGTTGAACCATTTGATCACCGGATCACCTGTGAAGCCCTTTTCCCACACATACCACGCATAGGCAATGGCGCTTTCCGGTTTCCCGGTCATATCACCGTTTTTATAACAGGCCAGCCGGGAACGGCTGATATAAACCTTTCGGGGGGGGGTACGCTTGAAGAACTCACCCCGTTTTTGCCCCTCCAAGAACTGAACCTTCAGGAACATAGCCACTTTTCCACCGGGGTGGACGCTTTCAAGCGCCCTTTGAACAAATTCAAGCCCCATTGAATACGGCGGGTTTGTGATTATATCGCCTTCAAAATCGTCCAGCGTTTCCTTCAGGAAATCCAGCGGTTCAGGATCACCGAAGCCCCGGTAAATCAAATCGGTTGAAATGACTTCATAACCGTGGGCCTGAAGCACCTTGGAAATGTGGCCTTCACCACAGGCCGGTTCCCAAATGACCGGGGAAAACTGTTCCAGTTCCAGAAGCATTTCCACGGCCTTTGGATCGGTGGCGTAGTAATCAAATGCTTCTCGTTCTTCAGGAACATGGTTGGAACTGCCTAATGTGGTGAACACCTTCTTGGAACCACTCATTCTGCGCCACCTTCCATTTTCTTTTGAAATTCTCTATATTGCCGGGTGTATTCATAGGATTTTCCAAACACATGAATAGCGGCTCTATAAAGATTTGGTTCAAATTGTTCAGCAACGGCAAGTTCTCTTTCAAAAAACTTTCCAAATGGGCAACAAGCGCAACCTGTCCGATCAAGTCCATATTTGCAATAACAGTCAGAATGAACAATCCCAAACGCTTCTTCATACGCCTTTTTATCGTCCTTTTTGAACCAAAAGATGGGCCTAAACTGATCCGCTTCACCGCAAATTTCATCAAAACATGACTTGTATGCGGTTGATCTGATTCCGCCTTCTGCCTTTCGTACCCCTTGAATAGAAAGATCGGGATTGATGATTTTTTCCACCATCTTTGCCGTTCCCTTTTTAGCTCCATCACAGCATCCCGACGATATGGGGAAATCTGGTGGATTGGCAATCATAAATTCCTTTAACCATTTCCGGTTTGAAATGTTTAATTTGGACTTTTCGCCCCATTGGTTACACCACCAGCGCAAGGCCGATTTACAACGGGGATATTCCGCATATAGTTCTTCAAATGGCTTATCTTCCCACTTAAACCCATGCTTCTGAAGGCGTTGAATATTATTGCTGATCTTTTTGCTTAAAAAGGGAACCCCATATTTTTTAACTCCAAGGGGAACCGGAATTTTAGCCCGATAGCGTTCAATCGTAATTCCATACTTCTGTTCCAAATATTCCAAGTGGCGTTTTGTAGCGGCAAATTCAAGGCCGGTATCAAAGAACGCATAATGAACTTCACTTAATGGGTAGCCAATCCGTTCCACCAGATCAAGGACAATATCGGAATCTGCTCCACCACTTACGCTGACCATGATTTTCGGATACATGGTGAAGGGATGAACTTCAGACTTCCCACCGCCATATCCATGAATTTTCCCCCACGCCTTCACAAACGCATTGCACATTTCAAAGGTCATGTTTTCCTTGGGAACGCTTTCCAACAGTTCCGTCATACTATCAAAAATCTGAATCATTCCGCATCCTCACTTTCTACAAATACCCGGCATTTCCCAAGGCGGCTGATCCACTTATCCACGATCACCAAGCCACAACGCTTGGTGATTTGTCTGGAAAACTCGATGTTGGAAAGGGCTTGGAAGTTGTTTGCAATGCAATATTCCTTATACTTCCGATAAACCGTCTTGGTAGGCTCATTCACAATGGAATCCAGCCCAATTTCTTTGATAAACCCAATGATGGGGTTGTTGTTTTCCTCGTATTCGTCCAACTGCCCCTGAACTCTGGTGGAAGTAGTGAACTGTGCGTTCCCAAGAACCCGCTTCAACCCCTGAAGGCCAAGCAAGGCCAGATATTCCATAGAATCCTGTTCACACAGTTCATCCTTGATGAACGGGCGGAAGTCAGCATCATTGGGGGTGAACTTGGCATCGAAGGGAACAATCACCAAACGCCGCTGAACGGCTCCGGTTTTGTCCTTGATACGGGGGATATTGTTGGCGCTAAACAGGAACTTGGAATAATTGTTGAACTCAAAAGGATCTTGGCCTTTGCGCTCCACATTCACCCGATCACCCGTGACCAGCTTCTTGAACACGGAAGCATTGGCAATAAATTCATCACCAATATCATCACCGATGTTCGCCAGCTTGCCGAACAGTTCAGCGGTTTTGAACCTATCGCCCAATTCCTTCAGGTCAAGGGAAGCAATGTTCTGATCCCCAAGAAGGTTCTTCACCACATGAAGGAAGGTGGATTTGCCGTTGCTCTTATCGCCAATCAGGATGAAGGCTTTGCCAAGTTCATTGCGGCGGTACATACAATAGCCCACCATTTCTTCCAGCAAGGCCCGGACTTCAGGATCATCACAGGCCAGCCGGTTCAGGGTATGATCCAACAGATCATCATGGGCGGCGGGGTTGTACGGCCACGGGATTTTATTTGTAATGACCACATCCGGGGTGAACTCTTTGAAGGAACCATCCCGGATATTGTAAAGGCCGTTGCTGAAAGCAATGATATTCGGGTTGGTGGCCTTGGTGTTTTCCTCAATCATGATTTCCAGATAGGACAGGACTTCCGAACGCCACGCCCGTTTCAGGTTGCTGATTAGCTTGATCATGGCCCCTTCAATCTCACCGGCACCGGAAACATAGATACCATCCTTGTAAATGTGAAGCTGGTTATTGATCTTCACAATATGGTTGTTGTTCTTCAGGTAGGTGGCGAACTTATCAAACAGGAAGGTTTTATCCCGGAAGAAGGATGTTTTCTTGAAGGCATCATCCCGAAGGATCACATCAAGTTCCTTGTCGGAAAGGGGCTTCTTCAACACATAACGGTTAATCAGCCTGATACATTCACGGGCTTCTTCCTTGGTAAAATCGTCACTCTGAAGGGTCAGAATGTAGTTGAACAGGGTTTGGTTCCGCCCATCACCTTCCCCAAGGTTCGGAAAATCATAGTTGCTTTTCACCGGGGTCAGCCATTTGGGAAGTTCCTGAATCTCCCCTTCAGGGAAGTCATACAGAATGGGCCGTTCCACGCCACCGGACTTCAAGATTTCATAGCTGTTATTAGCTCCAACCTTTCCATCCGTGGTGATACCCACGGCCAAGGTGCATTTCGTCCAGCTTTTTTTAACACCACAGTTCTTGAACAAGAAGTGTTTTCCCCGTGTGGTGGCGTACACTCTGCACTTCAGTTCTAAATCCTGAACAATTCTGAACAAAAGTTCAGATGTTTCCGCATCGTCCACATCAATCAGGATGGTTTCTTCTCCAAGAATACCGGCGTATTCATCAAGGTCTTGGACTTCTGAACGGGTTTTCAGTTTTTCAACGCCTTTGAATTTTTCAAGGCATTGTTTATTTCTGGTAGGCACATAGCCCCTAAACAGTTCCATGCTTCAACGCTCCCCCCCCCGAAAGGTTTTATTGTTCATCGTTCCACCCCGAAATCTTTCAACCGATCCCAAGCAACATCAATGTAATACTGCTTGTCCAGTTCATCCGGGATAGGAAGGTTGGTCACATCATCATTGATAAAGAAACAATGATCCGGGGTGTTGCCGAACTTTTCAGGGTTCTTTTCCCGGCCCTTGACGATTTTCCCGGAAACCTTGAAGATTCCGCCCTTGCTCTGATCCTTGGAAGCGAACACCCGGAAGGTTTTATCCGTCTGAACCTCACCGCCGCTGAAGCGGGTGATTTTCTTGGAACGGCCTTTTTCATCCCTGATCTTGGCTTCCGTAATCACTGGGGAATAAAGGGCATATTTGTATTTGCTGGACACTTTCACAACCTTCTGAAAATCTCGAAGATTGGAACATTCCATGATGGTTGTTTCCGGGCTGATCCCATGAAGGAAATAGTTCACAATGGCCCGGTTGACAATGGGAAGGTCATAATCCAGATCAGACAGCTTTTTGACATAGGCACCCTTGCACTTCCAGCGGGGTTTCCCTTTTTCATCACGAAGCGGCCCGGAAGGAATAATGATGTAATTGTTCACATCCTTCTGATACACTTTTTGAAATTCATCAAATTCAAGGCGCATCCCGGTTCTTTGCTCCCACTCCCAACACAGATCATCCAGCATTTCAAAATCTTCATACCGGCGAAGTTTGACCAAAATACCATCCGTGTTGCTCTGGATGATTTCACAATGATCTTCCAGCCGTTCAATCAAATCCAGAAGAAGAAGCTGACCGCCCACACAAACATTGTTGGCTTGCCGGGGATCATACATGGCGTTGTGCTTATCCTTCATAGCGCCATAGGTGCTGTTCAGAACAATCTTGTAAGGCTGTTGCATGGGGTTCTTTTCCGCCTTCAGCTTCAGGCGGGTGTGGTAGATTTCCGCATACTTGGAAGGATCGTGAACATTGCGGGAAAGCCACTTATAAACCAGCATCAAAGACGGGTAATAGGAAGCCACATCCACATTGACAAACCATCCTTCCCCGTGATATTTGGGAATGGCCCCGTGAAGGCCACCCCAAGCGAATACATGGGGAACCCCGGCCACATCCAATTCAAGGGTTTTGGAATAATCACGGTTCAAGGGGTTCTTGTACCAATTCAAAACTTCCGTGTATTTTTCGATCCGCAAGCTGGGCGGGAACTCAATTTCAAATTCATCATTGTGTTCCCTTTGAACGGCCCCAAGGATTTTGGCGGAAAGCTGTGCTTTGGTGCGGCCAATGTCAGAAATGGGAAGGTGAAACGCCTTCACAAGTGACATTTGGGCATCAAATTCATCTTCCTTCCGCCGTAACCACACTTCCACCGTCTGTTCCACATCATGGTGGCAATATTTGACCGTTTCGGCCAACTCTGCTTCAGTCAAAGGCCGGTCAATGTCGAAGGGAACAGAAGTTTCTTTAATGGAATGGCCCATAAACGCTTCCAGCGCCTTCAGGCTGATTGGCGGGTTCGGCATCACATCATAATTGATCAGCGGGTATTCCCTGAATAGGCTTGAATATCTGTAACCGGGTTTGTTCTCTGCAATGATCCAATCGTTTACAGGCTTTGGATCAAACCCACACAGAATGGCCTTTAGGATGTACTGATCATAGTTCCGGGAATTGTAACCGGCCCAAATCACGCCCTTGTGTTCCTCATAGAAACGCTTCAGCTTGTCGGGATCATTGATAATCACGGTTTCTTTCCGGGCGTTCAGGTCGATCAGGACAACAAGCCAGTCATACCGGAAAACTTCAAAATCATAGAAGATCATCAACTCACATCCTTTCAGCTTTTGTGAAATCGGTCAGCGTTTCCGCCTTATCAGCCCCGCCACGGGAAGGCTTTCACTTGGGGCCATTGTGGGGCCGAAGCCCCACAGTTTGTGCTTGAAAGTTAAGGTTCAAAACCGCATCAAGCACTATATGTGCTCGATTTGATTATAAAAAATATGTGGTCAGTTTTCAACCTCGAAAACTTCTTCAACGGTGATGGAATTGAAGCGAGAATCATCGTAGTCCACCGCATATTCCAAGTTTCCATCAATGGCTTCCGCCACATCAAGAACAAGCTGGGAAAACTGCTTGTAGCTGGTGAAGCTGACAGGAACACCGGAATCCAGCTTTTCAAGGAAGCCCATAGCGGAAGCGATCATGTTCTTGTCATTCTTGGTGCCGTAAAGGACACGGTTCATGAAAAGGCGCTGGTTCTTGAACTCACCGGACAGGATTTTGAAGGACACGGCCAGCATGGGGCGGTTGGGATCGGCCTTGGTGCCTTTGATCTCCATGCTTTCCAGCTTCACTTCATACTTGCCAGCGGGAATGGTGGGGAAATCCCCGCCGCCGTTCTTCTTGGCATCCTCCACATCAGCCTGAAGGCCCTTCAGATCAACAGAACGATCAATCTTGTCAAAATCAATAGCCATAGTTTTTTACCTCCAAAAAATGTTGTTTTTATATTTGGTTGGAAAGAATTTTTCCAATTTCCCTGACTGCATGGGCGATCTTCTCACGGTTTATCCGTTTTTCTTGAAGAACACCCGTGATAACTGCGGCTTCCGTCTGAATGTCCTGAAAGGCTCTGTGATTGCTTTCAAGGTCAGCTTCATAGGAAGCAAGGTCTGTGTTCTCACCGGCCTTGGCCGATCTGACTTCTTCATCAGCCTTTTCAGCGTATTCCCGGAAATACTTGGCCGCTTCATAGCCCATGTATTTTTCAACCAGATATTCAAAATCACGGGCCTTGAAGATGGTTTCAGGCTTCCCGGCAATCATCAGCACATCAGCCATTATTCTTCACGCTTCTTCCGGGTACGGCGGGGCGGGTTAGCATCCGTCTTGGGTGCGGGTTCCTCTGCCTGTGCCTTGGGGCGATCCCACAGGGGGCAACCATCGGGGCCGCCTTCCTTGTGGCAACGGTGGCCAGCGTCAATGGACGGGCAAAGGGGGATTTCCGGGTTCTGATCGTGCTGTCTGAAAATGCGTTCACCATCCGGGCATTTGGGAAGATTATCCCAAGGCGGGGTGTCACCGGTGGCCGGTTCATCCACGGGAACAGAATCATCCTGTTCACCGCCGCCCGGTGTCCAAGTTCCATCAGGATCACCACAAGCCGCCTTTGCCGCATCTTCAGCCGGATCATAGTTACCAGCCGGGGGCGGGGTTACAGTCTTGGCCTTTCTGCCCCTTCTGCTGGGCGCTGTGGTGGGCGTGTCGGTGGTTTCAGGTGCTGGGGTAGCCGGGGCATTGCCGCCACGCTTCACGGCTCCTGCGGCCTTCTGGTTGGCTTCCTCGTAGACTTCACAGAAAGCGTCATAGGTCAGCGGGATTTCCTTATCACGGACAGTCAAACGGCCACCGCCGAAGATCACTTCAGAAGTCTTGAAAGACAGCACCCGTTCATCATCGTCCGCCACGATACGGGCCACCAGATCAACCATACCGGCCACCTTGTTTGCCACCTTATCCTGAAGGTTCGGCTTGATGGAACTGATCTTATCGCCGCCCTTGCGGGTCAGGTCACGGCTTCTGTCCTCATGGCTGATCAGGATGATGTTTTCATAGTCCAGATTCACAAGCCGCTTCAGGGTGTTCAGGAACTCACTTCTGACCATATCCCACGCACGGAAGGAATCATCAGATTCATGCTTCCAGCCCTGACGGTCACAGATGTAAACCCGGCACGATTCATAAACATCTTCCAGAAGGTCAACCACGATGGTTCGGAAATCGTTCTGTTTCTTTTCCAGTTCGGTAACGGCATCCGTGAACACTTCATAGGCCAAACGGCGCTTGGTGATACGGCCTTCCACCGTAACGGTGTCACGAATGGCGATATAGGGGGCATCCACAAACTTGATGTTGCCATCCGTGTTCAACATCAGGGGATCGGGGAACTGATTGGCAAAGAAGGTTTTGCCGCTGAAGGGTGCGCCGTAAAGCCACACAACCTTCTTCTTGGTGGCGTTCAGGTCACGGCGTTCATTCTTGGGAAGTAACATATAATCCCATCCTTTCTGACAATATTCTTCATACTCACACCATCCGCAAAAATGGTTTGGGTTCTTGGGAAAGTCTGTGGCTTCAACCATGTGCTTCACATCGGTCAGGAAGTCCACAATCTTCATGGGGTTGTACTGAACCGGCATCAGCGTTGGTTCAGCATCTTTCAAGGCCGCTTGCAAGCGGTCACGGAATTGGGAAAGGGTTTCGGTGCTTTTCTGCCTGATCTTTGCCTTGGGAACAATCAGGAAATACATATTCCTGATCCGGTGGCCCGGATGGGTCAGTTCATACCAATACTTGTATTCGTGAAGCTGACCGGAAACGGCGTAGTTCTTGGCGTTGTTGGAATACTTGAAATCGTACAGATCAAACGCTTCAAATTCATCCAAATCTTCACCGGTGATCAGCCCATCCAGCTTCAGGCCCTTCCCCACGGGAACCAGATAATCCATGAAGCCGATGAAATCAGCGTTCCCAATAGGCAATTCAAAGGTTCCGCCCGGTGGCAACATGGCCTTTGCCTTGGGGATCATTGCTTCCAGCTTCATCATTTCATGAATGTGATCATCCGTCAGAACCGGGAAGCTGTTCTTGTAGAAGTCAAGGGCTTGTTCAACCCCTTCTTCAATGCCGGTGTGAAGGGCGGTGCCAAGGATCAGGGCGTTGTCTGCGTCCGTGTTCGGGATCGTGTCTATCCCTTCCACATATCGCAAGCGGTATTTGTATGGGCATCTATCAAAGACTTCAACCCGGCTGTGGGAAACTCGCATTGTTTCACCCCTTTCACAATAGTCTTGAAGGCTTCAAAGCCTTCCGGGTAAAGGATGAACCCGAACCCCTGTGAACCGTTGATTTGAGCCAAATTACGCTTCTGAAGCACAGATGGGGTTCCATCGGTGGCCTTCAGCTCCACTTCAAGGGCAATGCCTTTCACGGTGATCCGCATATCGGGAAGGCCGCTTTTCACATACCGGCTTCCACCCCAACGCTTTTCATAGAAGCCACAGGGCGGGGCGCTCATGCGGTCAACAGGTTCACCCAAGGGATATATCCCTTCAGCTTCCAGCCATTCCTTCAGGCGATTTTCAAAGTTTTTTTCACCGGCCATCGGCTCACCCCTCCAACATCTGAATCAGGCTGTGAATACCTCTGACTTGGGTGAAGCCCTGAATTTTACCCGTTCCAGCGTAGAATTGAAACAGTTTATCATCAGACTTTCGCCAACAATGAAAGTGGCCTGTTTGCTCATTTTTCAGTTGGTATTCAATGCCGTGGGCTTCAAACTGCTGAATGGCATAGGCGATCCGGTCGGGGTTCTTTGCAACCCGTTCTGAATGAACCTGTTTGGCATGATTTTTCAGGGCATCCCACACTTCATCCCTTGCCATCGGATTCACCACCCCTGAAACTCCCATGGGTTTCAATAGAAATTGAAACACTTCCAAGCACCCGGCGAACATTCCAGCTCACTTCATCAGAAATGGTGCGGTTGATAGTGTTCTGAATCGTTGTTCTCACAAGAGAATCCATGTTGGTTTCATGAATAATCCGGTCAATCGCCCGATCAACTTTTTCAGAAACAATTTCTTCCACAAAGCCTTTGATGGTTTCACGGTTGATCCCGTTATCCGCCAACATTTGGGTTAAAATCTTCCGAAGTTCAATCTGTTCAACGGTCATTACTGCCCACCTTCCTTCAGGGTGATCTTCACATAACCGGCCTTGGCGGTGGTCTTGGAACACTCGGAAGCAATGTCCGGGTATTTCTTCTTCAGCTTGGCGGAATCAATGCTGGTGGCATTGGTGGGCTTCACAAGGGTAAGGTTCAGAACATCGGATTCAAACTTATCCACGCCGAACTTCACCATTGCTTCATACAGCTTGGCCTTCATTTCCTTTTCCTGATCCTCAATAGCCTTCTTGTGGGCGGTCAGGGAAGCAATGGCGTTCAGGGTGGCAAGCTGGGTGTTCTTGAACTCCTGAAGGGCCGTTTCTTCATCGAAGGTGGCCGAACCACAGGCGTTCGGGTTTTCCTGACAGGAATCAGGACAAGTGTGGAAATCCGGGCATTTGTGGCAACACCCATCAAATTTTCCACGGGGGCAAGCATTTTCACATTTGATCATTTTTTGGGTTCTCCTTTCAGATAAACATTCAACTGCTTCAGGCCGAAGGCGGAAGCAGCTTCATGGCTGTCAAAATAAATGTCGATCTGGTTTTCACCGTATTTGTCAATCACCCATTGGGCGGGGCGATCCTGAACGATGTATTCACCCAAGCCTTCCACTTCCACCACGGTTCCCAAGGGAAGCGGGGAAGCACAGGAAACACCGGCCTTCAGTTCCACACCAGCGGCACCATACACAATGCCGTTGGGCCGGTTCTTGGCCCATTCGCCGCAACACTTTTCACAGGAACAATAGGCGGTAACTCTAAAACTGCCCAACAGCACCGGTTCAGGTTCGGCGGGTTCTTTCACCAGCGGAGTTTCCACCGGCTCCAAGGTCACATCCGGGGTCACGGCGGTAAGCTGATCCGGTTCAATAGGGGCATCCGGGGCCTTGCCGTTGACAGCAGAACAGCGCCCAAATATAAACCCCATGGCAAGGCCCATCAGAAGGGCCACAAGGAACATCCGCCTGAACCGCTGGTTAAGGGCTTTGCGGCGCTGTTGCCGCTTGCTCATACTTTCTGAATAGTTCATCGGTATAGTCCTTTCTCATTTCCAAAGTGGAAAGAATATCTTCTTCAACCGTTCCCGGACAGATCATCAGGTAATAGAAACAGGGCCGTTCTTGCCCAAGGCGGTGAATACGCTTTTGGGATTGCTCCCACAATTCCGAACCTTGGGGAAGGCTGAAGTAAATGATTTTGTTGGCAAGCTGGAAATTGCCGCCCATTGCACCGGCCTGATACTGAATGAAGGTAATGCTGTTGTGCTGATAGCGGTAAGCATCCAAGTTCTTTTCTTCACCGGAAAGAACCGACACAGGCCGGTTCAGGCCCTTGGTAATCCCCTTCAGGCGTTCCATTTCTTCCGTGAAGTTATAGAACACAATCAAGCGATCTTCCGTGCTGTTCACCAAATCCCGGAAGGCTTCATAACGGGCCGGGTTATATAGGCCGCAAAGCTGACGGGCGTAAAGGCGGCGGGTCAAACTGGTATCACCGATCAATTCCCGTTCACAATGGGCATTGGAACCGTAGAAATCCGCATCCAGTTCAAATTCACCAAGGTTGGCGCTGTCAATCGCAATATAGCGATCATTCCAGAACTTCCAATAAAGGGGTGAAGGGCGGGTTTTGACCTTGATCCAGTTCCGTTTTGGAAGGCTGATCCCGGCCTGTTCGGTAGTCATGAAAACGGCCCCATGTTCGGCCAGCTTCATCTTCAGCCGGTCAACATTCTTATAGCCGGTAATCTGTTGCCGCCAAAATCCATCGGTTTCAACCCATTCCGTTTGAATGTACTGCTTCCAGAACAGTTCTTTTGAAATCTTCCACCCCAACAGTTGGCATTGGCTCCACAGGTTTTCATACTTGCCGCCCGTGGGGGTGCCTGACAGAAGGATCACATTATCCGGTTTCAGCCCAAGAATGAACTTTGACCGTTTGGCGTTCTCGTTCTGGATCAGGGAACTTTCATCCAACATCAGCGTGAAGCCGGTCAGGGTTTTCAGCACATTCCGCCTGAAAGTCAGTTCGTAGTTGATCACGCCAATCATCAGGGTTGGAACTTCATGCTGAACCTGTTCAAAGAACCATTTGAAGGTTTTGGGGTTGGTCAGGTCGAACACACAATTCCGGGTGTAGTGGTCTTGAAAATGTTCAATCCAGTCTTGAACTTTTGAACATTGGCACACCACCAGATTGATCCGCTTGTTCAGCTTCATCATTTTTTCGGAACCAACAAAGGTTTTCCCAAGGCCCATATCAAGGTAATAGGCCACCCGGTTCTTCCCCTCGGTTTCATCAAGGGCCTGTTGCTGGTGCTGAAACAGGTTAATCATTGATCTGAATGGAATCACCCAAAACCTTTTTGGCGTGGGTGGTGGAACCGAACAGTTTCTTGACCACAGCGGCACAGAAACCGGAATAGTAGTCATAGGAATCCGCTTCCCCACAGGAAACAATAGTTTTGGTGTTGTCGGCCCACAGAATGATTGTCTTGGGGCCGCTATAAATGACCTTCTTGATCTGCGGAAGGCCGGTCTGACGGGAACGGCGGATGTGATTTGCAACGCCAAAGGTGGCGTTAAGATCGGCCTTGATATATTCCATCATGGCATCAGGCAGACTACCCGCCGCAACCACCTTGGATTCAGAGAACCAAAACAGGCCCTTGGAACTTGCGTCATTCGTCTGCTGAAAAAGTTCCACGCCAACCTTCTTGTTCTGCGAAAAGTAATTCTTCACCTTGCCGATGTAGCCGGTGAACTTGCCGCTGTATTCCGCATCGGGCAAGATTTTAACGATCATTCCGATCTGAAGCATATAAACCATCCTTTCATTGGTGAAGCCATTCACGGCGGATGTACTGAATCGCCGTTTCAAAGCCTTCAAACATTTCAGCGGGGCAATCCGGGCTATGCTGGGCGCTCCGCAACTGCTTAATTGCCTTCTTCAGTTCGCCACGGGTGGCGTTAGGCGTGTAGGGGGGGGAATCGGGCGCAACCACATAGATAATGGCGAAGAAGCAAATCATATCAATGTTGGTGGCGTTCCTGATCAAATCCAACAGTTCATCACGGGTGTTATCCATCGGTGTTCCCCTTTCAGGCCGTAAGGCCGAAGAAGGAATTGAACTGATCAGCGCCCACATAATCACGGAACTTGGTGGGGTTGATGTAGTAATTCCAGCAAGCGCCAGTTCCGGGAACAGCGTTCCCGAAGGGAAGTAGGCCACGCTGAAGGCCGATTCTGACGAACTGATCAGATTTACCCATGCACCGGGCGGCTTCCTTCACGCTGATCTTCTTGATGGGCGGTTCCGCAACCGGGGCGGCTCCATAACCCATCAGGTAATCAAAGGAAACGCCGGTTGCATCGGCAAGGGCCTTGATACGGTCAGGGCCGGGGGTGTTCTTCCCGGAAAGGTATTGGCTGATAGCGGCCTTGGAAGCCCCGGCCTGTTCAGACAAGGCGGATTGGCTCATGTTGGCCTGTTCCATAGCGTTCTTCAAACGCTCTGCAAAGGTGGTCATTGTGCGTACTCCTTTCATTTTTCAAGATTTCCGTGTGTAAACACGGCGGACAGTAAGAAATAACATCCCGGCCAATGTCGGACAGCTTTTCGGGATAGGTCAGGGGAAACATTTCCCCACACTTCTTACAGCGAACTTGGCGGGTGATCATCATTGGCTTACCACCTTGAAATGACCGGGTTCCTTCATCGGTTCCACATCCACGGTGGAAACCAAAGCCCACCAATCGGCTTCCGGGTAAAGATTGCGGTCACTTCTCAAAATGGTTCGATCCTTGAAATGAACGGCCTTCCAATCCTTGGTGTCAATCAACTTCATTGGTTATCACTCCTGTTCTTCAAAGGCCACTTCACATTCCCCACAGAGAACATGAACTTCCTTGGTGGCCCGGATGATGGTTCCGCAACAGGGGCAAACATACTTACGGGAACTTGATCCCCCCCCCTTCCGGGAACCCTTCAACGGATTGGTACGGGGGCGAACCAGACAGAACCCGGATTTGCCAAGGGATTTCACGAAGGCTTCAGCTTGCGGGTTCAAGGTGGTTTTGTGCCACCCGTACTTTTCGCCTTTCTCCACGGTCAGGCCGTGGGCTTCAGCGGTTTCTTTGAACTTCCGGTTGTGGTAGGAACCAGAACGGGAAGTGTCCTGAACATTGTCCTGAAGGTTCTGAAGGTGAACCATTTCGTGAAGCAAGGTTCCACAGGTTTCTTCAAAGGGGCGGTTCAGGTATTCGGCACACAGGTTAATTTCGTAATAGCCGCCTTCCTTGGTGCCGTCTTGCCACGCCTTCCAACCGGTACACCACCCATAGGCTCCACGGGTATGATCCGGGGAAACGGTGATCACAGGCTTTTCCAACTTTCCTTCAAAGAAGGCTTTGTTGAACTTTGAAAACAAGGTTTCAAGTTCATCAATGACCGGTTTCAAACTGACTTCATTCATGGTGCTTACTCCTATTGAACACTATATGTGCTCGATTTAGTTAAAAAAAAGTTCCTGAACCGAAACGCCAAAGAAATTGGAAATGCGAACCTTCACTTCATCACGGGGAACCCGTTCATCACGCTCATACATGGCATAAGAAGATTTGGTGATCCCAAGTTCCTTGGAGATTTCGTCTTGGGTTCTGCTCCCACGCAGTTCCCGAAGTTTCTTGCCAACACTCATATTTGCACATCCTTTCTTCAGAATTAGAACAGCCAAAGCCCCAACAAGCAATTTCCGGGCGGTCATATCTTTTATATGGGGATTGATACCCAATACCCGAACCCATAAACCGGGGGCGCTCATGTTGTCGCTGTTGCCCTGCCATCATCAGCACCGGTGGGGCGGTTCCGGTGGACGGGCCATCAGGCCCGTTTCGGCT